ATGTTATTTACACACCATAGGAGATTAGTATGCTAGTTAAAGATGTAATTAAACAGTTACAAAATGAGAAGTGGTATAAACCAGATGACAATCTAATGATTGGCTGGTGTGACTCAGATGCTGTGAATGGTGACGGAAGAATGACACCTGAATTATGGGAAGCAGCCTGTGCTTTAGCTGATGAGTCTGAGTTCTTGTTCGATAGACAAGTAGCAGCAGACTTAGTAAAAGAAGCAGAGCAGCTTTACCCTCATCTATATAAACAATTTAAAGGAGATTAGTATGAGTTACATGGGTGAATATGTATTNTGGTGTATGGAGAATGGTATACCTTTAGATGCGCCAATGCGTGCTGAAGATGTAGCAAGATACCATAAAGAGAATCCTCACATGATTCCTAAACCTAGGGAACCTAAGGAAACCATAAGGGGCGACGTTCAAGAAGATGGCTAATTACAAAGGCAATAATAAAGTCAAGTACTATACTCTTGATGATGGTAGAATAGTAACGATAAAGCAGCTAGAAGATTTGACTGGGATAGGACAAAAAGCTTTATGGTTAAGACTAAAGAAAACTAGAGATTACAATAAACTATCTAGACCTAGTCAAAAAAGTGGTAATCATACACCACGCAATCCAGAAAAGACTGCTTTTCAAAATACTTATAAAGACTTATCACCTAAACTATTTAAACTTTTGTTTGGCAAGTGGTAGTTTTATAGTTAAATACTATGTTAAAATAGGAGTGTTAAATGGCAAAAGAAAAGATACACGATGTAATAGTCAACATGGATATTATGTTAGGTGTACCTAGTAAGAGTGCAGAAGAAGCTTATGATAAAGTAGAAGCTTTTTCAACAGAGAAGTTATTGACTATTGCTTTAGAGCAATTACCTTTCAATCAAATGGAAGGAGCAGGCATTAACTTTATAGATGGACATGTTGAAGGTAAGCTGCACTAATGACGAATTATGGAATGGTAAACATTGAGGATGAGTCTGAGTATTTAAGTGACAAGCCTAAGTATTACAAGCAAGGCTGGCTTGACTGTAAACACAATAGACCCATAAGAAAGTTTACCTTACANAATAAAGAAGAAGCTGCTAACAAAGAAATATACCTGATTGGTTACGCTGATTGTGTAGCCAATCTAGAATGGCAGTTTAATTATCAATAAAACATAGGAGTATATATGTTAGTACAAGGAACCACTATCTTTAACACATCGCTTACTCAGTTCGATACCTATCAAGGGCAGTCAACTGATAAGTATTCTTTGCAGATAACTCTGGATAAATTCAACTCGGATTTACTAGACAAAGCAGGAGTCAAGGTTAAAGAATATGAGGGAGAGCCAATAAGAAAGTTCACTAGTCGTTATGATATACCTGTTTACACAGGAAGGAACGAGCGTTGGCATGATGAAATACCTAGTGGCTCTACAGTTAGAGTAGAGTTCACAACTAAAGAGCATCCAACAGCAGGCATGGTTCCATATGCCAAGCGTGTGTTGCTATTAGAAATGGGTCAAGGATACGAAGGACAGAAAGAAGCTGACGACCAGTTCTATGATACAAGTCCAGTCTAACTAAAGGAGAAGAGGTAGCTAGCTCACATGCCTAGCCTCCCTCCTCCTCAAAGTATGTGGGATTGGTTGCCCTAAGTAACCACTTACAATTATCAGAGGAGGATAATATGAAAAGAGAAGATGGAATGCACAATTCCAAACAACCCTGTCCTAAATGTAGAGAAGCAGGCAACGATACCAAAGGTGACAATCTACATATTTATGATACAGGAGCGCAACATTGCTTTGCTTGTGGCTACCATGTATTTGAAGATGACAACAGCTCAACACCAACAAGCTACAAACCAAGGTTCAAGAAAAACACAGAAGCAACAAGCGAAGGTGTACACGCAGCCATATCTGACAGGAAGATATCCAAAGACATAGCTACCAAGTACAAAGTCAAGGTAGAGTATGGAGTCAACGGACAGATAAGCAAACACCACTACCCATTTACAGATAAGTCATGTAGGATTACAGCATGGAAAACCCGTGATGTAGCTACTAAAGGCTTTCATATATCACGCAGCTTCAAAGATGTAGGCTTGTTTGGTGAATGTCTATGGGATGCAGGAGGTAAGTACCTAACTATTACAGAAGGTGAGATAGATTGTATGTCACTAGCCGAGGTGTTCAATGGCAAGTGGGCGACAGTCAGTCTACGCAATGGTGCGCAAAGTGTAGTCAAGTCACTCAAAGATTCATTCGAGTTTGTTGATTCGTTTGAGAAGATAGTACTAGCCTTTGACAATGACGAAGCAGGTAAAGAAGCTATCGACAAAGCACTAGAGATATTCAGTCCTGACAAGGTAAAGATAATGTCTTACCCAGATGGTTACAAAGATGTCAGCGACATGCTACAAGCAGGCTTAGTCAGAGAACTAGAGAACTGTTGGTGGCGAGCCAAGACCTACATGCCTAGTGATATAGTAGGTGCTACTGAGATACGAGATAGTTGGATAAGCAGACCTGCTGTACAATCAGTACCGTATCCTTGGGTATGTCTTAATCAAAAGACTAAAGGCTTTAGACTAGGCGAGTTAGTTACATTGACATCAGGTACAGGTATGGGAAAGTCATCTGTTATCAGAGAATTAGAACATCACCTGCTCACTACTACCAAAGACAAGGTAGGCATCATACATCTAGAAGAAACTACCGAGCGTACTATTGATGGCTTAGTAGGTATTGAATTGTCTACACCTTATCACTTAGATGAAGTCAGACAGAACTTTCCAGAGCATGAAGCTAACGCAGCATTCGATAAGCTATTCAAACGAGATGATGGTGAAGAAGCATTGTCATTGTATGAAGGTAAGGAGCTGTCAGTAGAAAAGATAGTCAGTCGTATCAGGCTTATGGCTAAAGCACAGAACATCAAATGGATAATCCTGGACCATCTAAACCTAGTTATGTCAGGTGATTACAAAGGTGATGAACGCAGGAACATAGATGCTTTAATGACACAACTCCGTGAGGTAGTTGTAGAAACTAACATAGGGTTGTTTGTTATATCCCATCTAAGTAGACAGCAAGGTGTTACCCATGAAGAAGGTGGTGAGATATCACTTACACACTTGCGTGGCAGTCAAGGTATCGCACAGTTATCTAATATAGTTATAGCACTAGAGCGTAACCAACAACACGAGGATGACTGGATGCGTAATGTAACTAAACTGCGCATACTTAAGAATAGATACACAGGTGAAACAGGAGAAACTGGACACCTACATTATGACAACGAAACAGGTAGGATAACTGAAGTAGTTGTAGACTTAGAGGAGTTACTGTCATGAGGAAATCACAGGCAATTACACAGAGAAGGAGAGGAGCCAAGCGTAAGCTGTACCTGTCCACTAGACAAGAACGAAGGAAAGCAGCAAGAGAAGCTGCTAAGAAAAAGAAATGAAAGTAGCATTTGACATAGAAACCGATGGACTTAATCCTAGTAGAATACATTGTATTGCTGCTCATGTAATTGGGCAGGATGTGTCTGAGTTCTGGACACCTGATAGAGTTAAGTATTTTCCTGCTTGGTTAGTCGAGATAAATGCTGAGGTATTAGTAGGACACAACATCATAGGCTTTGACCTGCCTGTTCTAGGTAAACTCCTAGGCTTTGAATGGTGGGGTGAAGTAGAAGATACCTTAGTGATGAGTCGTCTGGACAATCCAAGTAGGGAAGGAGGGCATTCTCTGGCTTCTTGGGGTACAAGATTGAACTTCCCTAAGGGTGATTATGATGACTGGTCTATGTATACAGAAGAGATGGGTGAGTATTGTAAGCAGGATGTTAAAGTGCTTGTTAAATTGTATAAGCTAATGACAGGTAAAGGTATGTCTAAAGTAGCACTAGAGATGGAACATAAGATAGCACAGATAACTCACAAGCAAACACAGAACGGTTGGAAGTTTGACTTACGCAAGGCTACTCATCTATTAGCTGCTATTAAAGAAGAGATGTTCATAGCTGAAGATGAAGTACGCAAAGTATTTAAACCACTACCTGTATGGATACCACTTAAAGAACTAAAGCAAACCCATAGAAAAGATGGTGGTAAGACTAGCAACTATATAAACCAGTTAGCTAAAGGAGCAGAATGGCATGAGATAGATGGAGAAGTACAATGGGGATACTATGCCTTTCCTGAATTTAACTTAGGCAGCAGACAACAGATAGCTAAATACCTAAAGCACTTTGGATGGGAACCTAAAGACTTCACGGAACTAGGCACAGCTATCGTATCAGAAACTATACTCGATGCTATAGAAATACCTGAAGGTAAACTCATAGCTAAGTACCTAATGTTACAGAAGCGACTAGGATTAGTCAGCGCATGGATAGATGCAGTAGATGAAACAGGTAGGATACATGGCAAGGTAAATACCTGCGGTGCTGTAACAGGTAGGATGACACACTCAAGTCCTAACCTAGCACAAGTACCTGCTAGTCACTCACCTTATGGTGAAGATTGTAGGGAATTATTTACAGTAGAAGATGGTTACTGCCTAGTAGGTATGGATGCGTCAGGCTTGGAACTCAGGATGCTTGCGCACTACATGAATGATGAAGACTACACCAATGAGGTAATCAATGGCGACATACACACAGCAAATCAAAGAGCTGCAAATCTTGAATCAAGAGATAAAGCAAAGACATTCATCTATGCGTTCCTATACGGAGCAGGTGATAGCAAAATCGGGAGCGTTGTCGGAGGAACAGCTAAGGATGGTAAACGACTTAAGCAGGATTTCCTCAAAAACACACCAGCTCTTAAGAAACTACGAACTAGAGTTACTTCGTCTGCTGATACTGGGTCGCTTATCGGACTAGATGGTAGGGTATTACATGTGCGTAGTCCACATGCTGCTCTAAATACTTTACTACAATCAGCAGGTGCTATTGTTATGAAGCGTGCTGTTGTATTACTTGACCATTTTAGTCAGGTATACAAGATAGACTACAAGCTAGTAGGGCAGATACATGATGAGGTGCAGGTAGAAGTAGCAGAGAGACAAGCAGACTTCTTCGGTGACTTAGCAGTTAATTGTGTACGCAGAGCAGGTAAAGACTTTAAACTAAACTGTCCTTTGGATGGTGACTATAAGATTGGAACAACATGGAGGGAAACACACTAATGGATGAAAACATTATCGAGAGAAGACTCGTTGAAAAGTTTGCTGAAGTAGTTAGTACATTAGATGTATCTAAATACAACGACCAAGCAGAATACAGAAAGATAATAGGTGCTATTTACTGGGAAATATTTATTAGGGAGGACAAAGATGACAACTGATATCAATCCATCTTACTATCAGAAAGGTAAGATACAAGTAACAGATTTTATAGCCGACCAGAACATGACTTTTATGGAAGGTAATGTAGTAAAATATGTATGTCGATACAAAGACAAGGCTGGGATACAAGACCTAAGGAAAGCACGGTGGTATCTAGACAAGCTAATCGAGTTGGAAATGGAGGGAAACCCTTATGAGGAGAAGCTACTATGAAAAGTATTAATACATTAGTTGATGATGTATATAAAGTCCTGTCTGATAGTAAAGCAGCAGAC